TAACTGATTCAATTACTAGTTTGGATTTGCAAGTATTAGATATAGAATCAAATAATGATGTTGCTGCAGAATTAGGCCCGTTGCGATATGTAGCTGAATTAACTAATCAACCAATGAATCAGGTTGTGAATTGGTTCATTCTTATTTTTATTTTTGTGTTTGATCCGTTAGCAGTAACCTTACTAATTGCAGCACAAATTGCAAATAAAAAAACAGATATGACCGAACAAGATGTAAAAGATGGATTGTATGATGATTGGGATTCAACTCTTAATGATGGTTTGGATGACACGTTAGCAGCAGAAGAATTTGAAGTCGACGATATTGAATGGCTCCAAAAACAAGCTGAACGGGAAGAATTATATCAAGAAAAGAAAAAAACAAATAGACCTAAAATTATATCATAAGTTATGGCAAAAAAGAAGTTACGATCAAATGGTTATGTTACCATGAAATGTAAATTATGTTCAAACAAAGTAGAACGTGTTGATTCTTCAGCAAAATCAGTAATTTGCTGGGAGTGTACACATTTATATACTGAAGGATATTCTTTACAAGAAATTTCAGAAATGGGTGAAAAAGAAAGAAGTGTTATCTTTGTTAGATAACTTTTTTTCATTATATTATAAATAAAAACAGTTACGAATGAATCTATCCGCAGAGACAATCAAGCAAAATTGGGAAACATATCGTTCTAGAGTAAATGAACTATTTCCTACACGAAAAGACTCGCTCAACAAAATGTATGACGAGTATGAAAACAGAATGGCTATGATGCCAGCATCTTCAGTTGCTCATTATCACAATGCGTTTGCCGGAGGCTATGTTGCACACGTTTTAAATGTAATGCGTTGTGCAGAGTTACAATATAATATGTGGAAAAGCGCGGGTGCTGATATGTCTGGTTATACTTTCGAAGAATTGATGTTTGCAGCAATGCATCATGATTTAGGCAAAGCAGGATTTCCGGGCGAAGGTAATGAAGTATACCAAGTTGAAACATCTGATTGGCATCGAAAGAATATGGGAAGGATGTATAAGCATAACGAAAATATTCCTTTCACGATGGTTCCTGATTTATCAATCTTTTTGCTTCATCAATACGGTGTTGATATGTCTTGGAATGAATATCAAGCTATCAAAATTCACGATGGTATGTATGATGATGGTAACAAACCATACTTTGTTGCAAGGACAGCTAAAGCAAAATTAAAAACAAATTTACCGTTAATTCTTCATCATGCAGATCATATGGCAGCTCAAATTGAATATGAAACATGGAGAAATTCACAGAACGAAACACCTAAAGTATCAGCCCCTAAAGCTAAAGCAACTAAAACAACAGCTGTAAAGAATTTAGCTGAAAATAATCCTGAGTCAGGAAAGGGTATTGCTGATATCTTTAGTTCATTTGGAGAATAATATGACAATTGTATTTTCAATTATAATGACAATATTTGGCTTTGCTGCTGGATATTTTGGGTATCGTGCTTACATCCTAGCAGGAGTAGTTGCTGACGACAGAGAATATTTAGAACAATTAGAATTTACATACGCAATGTTGTTAGATAGAGTGCGTCAATCATATGACGAAATGCAACGCATAGATTCTAAAGGAGCATTTGAATCAGACGACGAAGCTGGAACAACATTTGCTTTATTAAAACAAGTTATAGACGATTTATATAAGGAAGCAAATGGGCCGCAAAAAGAAGAAGAGTAATAGATATTGGACTCAAATAACAGAACTTGCAGTCACTGCATATAATCTTTCTGAGCCGGAGCCTGTGCTTCGGGAACGCATATATAGAAGATTTTTATTTCCTGCACTAATGAAAATGGCAGAAAATTTAATCAACAAGATGAAGCCGGATTATATTGATTCATCATTTCAAGACCTTCAGACAGATCTAGTAACATATCTTACAGAACGTCTAAGTAAGTTTAATCCAAATGCTGGGAAAGCATATTCATATTATACAAGAACTGCATTTAACTATTTAATTGCTGAGAATCAAAAAGGTTATGCAAAACTTAAAAGTAATCTACAACCACTCAATGTAGATGAAGAACGCAACGTGTTGATAGAAATGCATAATGATGAAATGTCTGAAACAATTGAGTATTTCATGAATGCATATGTAGATTATTGTTACGACAATCTAAATCATATATTTTCAAATTCAACCGATATCCATGTTGCTGACTCTGTATTACACTTATTTGAAAATCGAGAAAACATTGAGCAATTCAATAAAAAGGCTCTTTATATCTTTATAAGAGAACGTACTGGTCTAGAAACTAACAACATTACTAGAGTTGTAAAAGTATTAAAACAAATATATCAAGACAAATTCAAAGAATATGAAACTAATAATTTCATGATTCTGCCGTTCTAATATTTATTTTAAAGGACGGTTTCATGGAAAATACGGAAGAATTATTTAAAGGGGTATCATTTTCTGACCTGATGTCTGACGTATATCATAATTCTAAAAAGAAAGATCGACAGATCAATCAACTTATATCTCAGTTACAGCCACTAATCAAAACTACATCTGATGCTACAATTGTAGTTCCGTTGATTAAAGAATATTTAGATATCGCAGTTAAAAATGACGACCATCTTGTTAAATTAACTGCAATAGTTCAACGGTTTATTTCTACAAAACAAACTATTGCCGGAGAAGGCTCATTGCTTTCAGAAGATGAGAAAAAACAACTTCTTGCAATGGCAAATGAAACATTTGAAAACGAATTAACGGAAGAAGTAGAACGTCTCGAAAATGAAGATCGAGTTCTTAAACAAAAAATTGCTGAAGTTAAAGAGAAGGTGAGTCAGAATCATGACAAAGACTAAAATTGAATTTTTTATAGGGGAGGTTGTTGAAGTATATGAAGAAACATATCAAGACAACAATTCTAACAATCTGTATTCAGTTTTAGTTAAAACATATAATGATTATAACAGCCAACGTTTATATTGCCAGCCGGCTAGTATTAATATTAAACAAATACCATTAGTTGGAGAACACGTTTTTATATATAGAAGTTTAAATGCTGAATCAAATGATAATAAAGTACGAACAAGATGGTATTATCTAAATACATTACCTTTACAATCGTCAATTCATCATAATTCTTTGCCAGGAACAACAAAGAAAGTACAGCAACAAAAAACAGATATTGATTCTTCTGTTACTAAATCTACTCAAGACGCCAACACTTCACAACAAACAGTATTGGGTGATACCTTTCAAGAAAGAAGTGATATCCCATTCTTACAACCATATGAAGGTGATCTATTAATAGAAGGACGTTTTGGAAATTCTATTCGATTTGGAAGTACTCATACTGGCACGGGTAAATACAGTCAGGCTCAATCTTCTGCCTTTAGTGGACCTGCAGGTAGCCCCATCATAATATTATCGAACAGAAAACCAGGTACACCTAAAAAATTTACATTAGAAAATGTTAATGATGATTATTCTTCAATATATTTAACATCACCTAATCAAGAAATAAAAACAATACAACTTTCTAAAGAATTAACACGCTCGAATGGGTTCAGTGGGTCACAACTCATTGGCTCAGCTGATAAAGTAGTATTACAAGCTAAAACTGGAACGATTGTATTAGATGCATCTAAAAGAATATCAATGAATGCCGATGAAATACTATTGGGTAGTGAAGGAGCCACTTCGCCATTAGTAAAAGGTGATGTATTAGAACAAGTATTGAAAGCAATAATTTCTGCAATTAGAGCAGGCGTCATCGGGCCTGCAGGCGCATATTCAACACCAACACCGGGCGAAGGCGCTCTAGCTACAGCAGAAGGATTATTAAATTCAATGAAGAGTACTAAATTTAAAATAGACAAGGAATAAGTTATGCCAGTAAGTCCTCCATTAGATAAAATACCAGCAGTTCCAGCACAAGCAGTAACTGCAATCATGGAATTAATAAGCAATCAAATTAACAATCTACAAGAACAAGCAATCGATGCTATTGAACGTTCTTTATTGCCTGATCAGGTTGATTGTGATGATCCGAGAGTTCAAGCAGCTATCGAAGCATTTGATAATTTGAATGATTTAATCAATAGAATTCGTGATTTGATACCTACAATACAGCGTATTACTAACACGATACAAACCGTGATTGGCACAGCCCAAGCAGTAAAAGCTGCGCAACTTCTTAACCCAACTACGGCTCCATTTACAATTGCTGCAGAATTAGTAATTGTACAAAACATGACTATTGCAAATGCATTGATTGCAATACAACAATTTCGAAATATTCCAACACTAATTGAAAATGCAATATTAGGATTAGGACCAACACTGTTAGATGTATCACAACGTTTAGCAACTGTATGTGATGAAAATGGAATAGAATTTAACATTGACAATTTGAATT